AGGAAAGATAATGATTTGTCCGTACCAATCACTCAAGCTCTAGAAGTATCCGATTCGGATAAGTCACGTTGCTTATCTACCTTAACTAAGGATACTGTTGTATCGCCTATGCCAGTTGGTCGTTATCCAAATGCCTACACAGATAAAACTTTACAATGGAGAAAATTAACTGTAAAAGAATGTTGTAGGTTACAAACATTGCCTGATGATTACTGTAAAGCAGTAAGTAATAGTCAAGGGTACAAGATACTTGGCAATGGTTGGACTAACGAAGTCATAAAGTTTATTTTGAAAGGGAAACAACATGGCAATGATCGAACCAATTAGTCTAGATAAGCACCTTGTAGATTGTGTAGCTGAATACAAAAAGGTAAGACAGTTACAGTACGATTGTGAATGGAATGGACAAACTGAACAAGCTAGTCTATATAGAAATCAAAGTGTACGACTAAAAAAGTTAATTAAAGATGGAGTACTTTACCAACCAAAGTTTTAGGAGAAACTAATGTTTGATGAACAGATTAAATTAATAGATGAAAAAAGAAAGATCGCATGGCAATGTATAAGTGATCTGTATTGGGATTACGATAGACTATCTAGTAGTGGTCAAGAGACACTAGATAAGCTAGCTAAGTTACATGGTGTTCAATTTGAAGGAGAGGTCAAAGATTCGCAAGGAGAGGTTACATGATAGTTACCAATTCAGATGGTCAATCTTTTGAATTTCAAATGTGGGAAGATGTGCGAGCAGATTGTAAGTATCCCAAAGAAGATAATAACAATGGTTTTATTCATGGTTGCCACCCTATAGATGAACATGGACAAATTATAGAGTGCAACTGGTTTAAAAGTGAAGAAGATAGAAATAATTTTATGGAGAAGATACGTGACTAAATACTATTCAAGAAGTAAAAAAGAGTTTATTGATATAGCCAACATGACAGATCAACATGTAAGGAATGCCTTTGTTCAGATGTGCAAAGATGAACCTAGTGAAGATGTTGTGTTTGCTCAACAACAATCAGAAAGAGCAGATAAACTACAAGATAGGATAGTCTCTTTAGAGAAGACAATCAGAAAGCTAAACAATCAACCTACTGTAACGTCAGATGCTTACGATGTTGCTTGGAAAAAGATCGAGACACTAGAGAGACACAAGAAAGATCTTAGGCAATCACTTGATGATGCTCTAGCAGATGTTGCTTCACTTACTAAAGAGTGTGACCAACATATTTGGGTAAATGGCGAACTTAAGAAAGAGAACGATAGCCTTAGATTTGATCTAAAACAAACTAGAAATCGCATGATGCTCTATGCTGAAATGGTTAACGACAAATGCCCAAATGGTCATGCCTATGTGTTTAGCGAGATACCTAACGACGATGAAGGTAGAGAGTTTGTACAAAAGATGAAAGACTATTTAAATAAGGAAAGCTACAAGATAAGGGTCAAAGGTCAGTACTTAGACGAGGAAACAAAAAGGACAGATGGGTGGAAACCATATCAGTTTGGTCAACCAATCAGTAAGTCTAAGTGCCTGAGAGTATACGTGGACGTTAGAAAGGACAACACATGAAAGTCAGAGAATTAATAAGAAGACTACAAGACAAAGACATAAACCAAGATGCTGAAGTCGTACTCAAATCAGGTAACAGTGGTGATGCTCTCTATTTTGATTTGTGGTTTGATAACTGTTATGATCATGTTGTTGAATTTGAAAGCGATGAACTTCAAGATTTTATAGATGGAGATTAAAGAGATGGAAAAAATCGCACCTATTTCTTCCAAAAAAATCGCACCTACTTCTCACAATGAACGTGGCTATATGTGCGATAAGTGTGGAGATAGATCAGACGTACGTACTATGGGTAGATTTCTTTGTGCTATCTGTTATTTGCTTGAAGTTGCACCTCATAAGGTAGATAAGTTAAGAAGAAAAATAATTTGACTAGGTAATCTATCTGTAGTAACTGTTAATTTCATTCAAAAAAAATTTATAGGAGAGAAATTGATGAGCAGAGAATACTTTGTAGAAAGCCACCTTGAGGACTTGGTAAACAAGTTTATGGAAGAGGGAATGTCAGAAGAAGATGCTATCCAAAAAGCCACGAGCTTTTATGATGGTCAAGCTAATCTAGCTGAAGAGAAAGCAATTCGATCTCACGAGAGAGAACAGAAGTTAGAACACTACATAGATAACAAGTATGGAGTGATGACTAATGAATAAGATAGCACGTATCCACGTAAACCAACACGTAATCAAAGCCAATGCTAAATCAGGAGAGCGAAACCCAGTTTTCACAATCAAACAAGGTGGAAAGAATACCTATGCTACTAGAGTTAAGGTAGTTGGAGAAATGGAGTTAGTTTATTCGCCTGATAAGCCACTTTCTTGTGGAGCTAAAGTTTGGATAGAGACACGTGGGGAAATTGAGTTAGATGAAAAAATCGCACCTCATGCCTACGATACTCAAATCCCAGTTGAACCCACTCAAAACCTAGCTATTAATTTGGATAGGGCATTAACAGAATTCCTAGCAAAGAAAAGAAAAAGACTAGCAAATAAAAATAAATTATCTGCTTGTTTATCTACTTAAGATAGTTTAGTAATTTACCTAGCTACTAATTAAGGTAGTTTAACAACCATGCTTTTTAGCATAGAAAGAGAGAAAAATTATGGATAGCATAATTACTTTAGATCAAGATACCAATGTTAAATCAAATGAAATTCACGAGCATTCAAATCCTTTTGATGTTTCATTATTTGAAGATAATGCAAAGATAAAAAGAATTCCATTATATGCTTATGATGAAGATCAATATGGAGTTGGTAATCAAGTTAAGCTTGAAAGATATTCAGGTTTATATAATGAAAGCTTGAATAAAGTTTTACAGTCAAGACCGATTGCAGATACTTATAAATTAGTACCTCATCAAGATTTGTTTGCTTTGCAGGCTAACATTTTAGATAAGACTGATTTACCTAAAACAAATGTGCGAGTAGTAGATAAGCTTATTAATGGTGGCTTACAAGCTCAAAGAACTATTTACTACGACGATCTAGCCGTACCAGTTTCTAATTCAAGAGATATAGTAAAAGCGAGAATTGATATTTTTAATTCTGTTGATACGAGTTGGGCTTTCCAAGTTTTTAGTGGAGCTTATCGTAACTTGTGTAGAAACACTTTAGTTTTTGGTGGGGAAAAATCTTATCATCAAAAAAAGAAACATACCTTAAATCTTAATCCGTCTGCAATGGTTCAAAAGGCAGGTTTGGGTTTGTCTATGTGGTCGCACCAAAAAGATTTGATGCTTAATTGGAGAGGAATACAAATTACAGATCAACAATTCGCAGATATGTTAAAAGAAACTATCTGTGTAAAGAAAACTAAATCTGCTGAAGTTGGTGTTAATCCAGTTAATGAAACAAAGCTTAATTACTTGCTTGGCTTGTTCGAGGAAGAGAAGAAAGAGCTAGGTTCTACACTTTGGGGAGCTTACAATGCTCTTACTCATTGGTCGACTCACACAGATTATAAGGTAGAAAGATATAATCCTGATACCAAAAAACTTGAAACGATTAATGGTGGTCGCACCAATGCGAACAAACCAAACGTGGAAAGACAAAGAGCAGATGTCGTAAGAGAATTGCTTACTTCAGATGCTTGGCAATCTTTAGAAATGGCTAATGCTTAATGGCTGAATTTCTTGCAAATCTATCAAGAATAATGGTTATCTTTTTGGTAATCATTATTCTAGCTATCTTGTTTTAATTAATTAGGAGAAATAAAAACATGACTATTGATAAATCAAAAATAGAAAATTGTTGTATCTGTAAAAAAGATATCCCACCTAAATATTTGGGAGTTGGAAACGATGGACAAGAACATTACTGGTACGAGGGAAACAATGCTCTTCCAGTTGCTGATGGTCGTTGTTGTGATGGTTGTAATCAAATCGTAATTACTGAACGTATGATAAATTTAACTATGTCTAGAATGGGAGCAAAAACATGAAAAGACTTCATTTAAATAAAATGTCTAACTTACTTGAAAGTTTGGAAGTAGTCGCACGTAATGCTAAAAATAAAGGACATAGATCAGGCTTTAGATGTCATGAACTGGCTTTACAATTAGCTGATCAATTCAAAGTTTTTGAACCTACTTTGGAAAGTATTGTCACTAATCGAGAGCAGAAAAACAATCCATTTAAGATTAAAGGCAATGACAAGCTTACACGTGGTGAATTTGAAGTTTACAAGATTGTAAAATCGCATGACATGGTTAAAATTATTGATGTGTATAATGATCGCACCAATAAAAAAGCATTTAATACTGTTAGGCAATACGTGAATATTTTGAAACAAAAAGGATATTTACAAACTATCAAAATTAAAAGTGATCGTTTCAAATATTACAAGGCTTATCCACTAACGGCTTAATAAAAAATAAATAGTTGACTTAATTTTTTAGTTAAGATTATAATTGAACCACTCAAGGCTTTTCTTGGGTGGTTTTTTTTAAAACCTCAATTAAATATGAAAGGATATCTTACAATGGATACAAGAATATATTTTATCAAAAGTGAATACGATTTTGACAAGAAACAATTTAATTCAATAAATAATTGTGAACTTACTTTACAATTTAAAATAATGGATAGTTGCTCAATGGTCGAAATTATAGGACGTTATAAAGGACGTACTAGCGAAGAATTTAAGCATCAAATACTTTGCCATAAAGACCAAATGTTAAAGATCTTACCTAATGTAAATGATCAGGTTGAAAAGGTTGATGAACCAGTTTCAAAAGATAGGGTTTTAATTGATCAAAATATTGGTGTTATCTTTGAAGAGGAAAAGAAAGAATATCAATTAGGCTTGCATGGTCAAATAGATCTTGAAGAGTTAATTGAAGAAAAGAAAGGTAATTAATCATGGCTTATTATTTTGAATGTGAAACTTGTAGAACTAAAGAAGTCTTTTCAATTCCTACTTATTCAGAGGAAAAGGTACGTTTCCACAAAGCAAAGAAACAAGACTTTGAAACTGTTATTTGCTCCAGTTGTGTATCTCAAAGACAGAGATTAAAAGGTAATTATATTATTATCGAGAAAGGAAACTAACAAATGGCTACAAATTTTGAAAAGATACCTAATAAAGCTATGGGTTTAACAATTGCAAAGGTTGAGAACTTTAAAAGCTTTAGATCTGGCAATCCAATTGCGAACCAGTTTAGAATTACTTTAGATAATGGAACTGAAATCTTTCAAAGTTATTCTTCAATAGTTGCAATTAAAGTAAATGGTCAAACTTTTCTTGATCGTACCTGTTGGAACTATAGCAATACGACTTCAAGATATAGAAAAGAATTCTTGAACGAGGATACTAAAACCACTAAACAAAAGATCAAAGATGATGTTTATGTAATGATGGATTTAAATTAAATAACTTCATTTCCTCCCCTGTGAAACCTCCCTTGCTTATTGCTTGGGGGGTTTTTCTTTGCCTGAACTAGAATAATACTTAAACGGTTGTAATTGTTGGCTTTGTTGGTGGGTTGTTCTTTTGGGATATGTTCGCAATCATGACCTCAAACACCACCTTTTAGGCTTAACTTGTACAAACTAAATGAAAAAATCGCACCTAAATTAAAAACAAATACACATGACGAGAATAAAAGAGAACCAAAACCAATTCCCCAAATGAAACACGGCTTATATTGGGTTGGCTTTTAATCCTATGGTTTCAATGAGGGTAAACACAAAAAAATAACCTTATATGGGGTGCAAAGGGACACTGGGGACCCCCCCGTATACGTATGCAATGTCGCCATATTTTTGTGTGAATGAGTTACTTGTACGAGTTATTCGCACCCTTTAAGTAAAAAAAAAGGAATAACCCAGCAGGTTACCCCCTCTATACTAAGAACAGTTATTTCTCCGATTGGTCGTACCCTTGTGGTCGTACCCTTTGGGTATCCCTATGGGTGTACTGGTGTATTTCCCCGGAGGTTATACTCCGATTGTATCCATCTTGACGGAAAAGTCAAGTAAATTCGTACAAATTTTTTTTTTATTTGACATTTAAGTACTCTGTACGTATAATCTAGGTATCAAGACCAGTTTAGAGCAGCAGCAACCACTCCTTTCTCGTGCTTTGGCTCAACTTTTAAGGATCTTGACTCACTAGAAACAAAGGAAAAACTCGTGTTTGAAGCAGTTGTACTCGTCTGTTACTTAGGATTGGCGTCCGATTGCCGAGAATTACACGATTCACGAGGTCCTTACGACACCGAAATGCTCTGTAAACAGAGAGTTGTCGAAATATCTACAGAATTACCGACTTGGTTACCTAATTATATGATGATGGGATACAGATGTAATGAATTTACTCCCGAAAAAGACCACCCAGCGTGAAATAACGCCCCAACAAGAAGAATTCTTGAACAATTTGTTTGAAAATGGTGGCAACGTTACCGATGCAGCACTCCAAGCAGGCTACGCTAGGGGTAGCATCACGTGGTTAAAGAACAGTTTAGCGGATGAAATAATCCACCGTACAAAGAATGTGTTGTCTATGAACGCATTTAAGGCTGCTACACGCTTGGTAAGCACAATTGACAACCCTACCCCCGAAAGAGGGGACGACCTACGCTTCAGGGCTGCAGAATCGCTCTTAAACAGGGTAGGACTAGGTAAACAGGAAACAACAAACGTAAATGTACAAGCAGTACACGGTATTGTGTTGCTGCCACCAAAGAAAGAGGTCGTAATCGATGGCTGACATCAACACACTATTCAAAGTACTCAACACAATTAACGCTCTCACAACTCCCAACGAGCTTACAGATAAGATGAGTGACAAACTAAACCAAATGATACAATCCTTGTCTCCTTCCGAGAAAAAGGAAGCAAAAGAAGCCCTGAAAGAAAAAAAGAAACAGGGAATGAGACACGGTGGTAAAGTATCAGGTAAGTGTAGTGCCAACAGAGACAATAGGAATACACGTAAAGTAAACAGTTAACCATGACTGAAGCCACCGCACCGAAGCGTGGACGTGGTCGACCTAAGAAAGACCCGAACGCACCAAAACAAAGATATTTTCTGTCCTTTGCAGAAAAAGCAAGAAGACAATCACAAAAAAGATTACGTGACGCAAAGAAACGTGCGGATAAATTAACTAAAGTAGCAGAAAGTAAAAGAAGATATGCCAGAAAGCTTGAAGAGAAAGTTGGTAAAGTTGAGAAAGCTCTTAAGGGGGATACAACCACCGTTGTCGATACAGGTGACTTGGCAACACTTCCTCCACCTGTCCAAGAACTCGTGGGCAGCCGTGAAGTGGTGTTTCAGCCGAATGAAGGACCTCAAGAAGAATTTCTTTCCGCTAGTGAAAGAGATGTACTCTATGGAGGTGCAGCTGGTGGGGGAAAATCGTTTGCCTTATTGGCAGATCCCCTTCGTTATTGCACTAATCCTAATCATAGGGGTCTTCTTCTTAGGCGTACTCTTGACGAACTTACTGAGTTAATAGACAAGTCACGACAGCTATACCCAAAAGCTTTTCCCGGAGCTAAGTTCAGGGAGTCAAAGTCAACGTGGCATTTCCCATCGGGAGCTACCATTTGGTTTACGTACCTAGACAAAGACAAAGATGTAACCCGATTTCAAGGACAAGCTTTCAACTGGATAGGGATCGACGAAATAACCCAGTACCCGACACCTTACGTGTGGGACTACCTAAGATCAAGATTGAGAAGCACCGATCCAGAGTTACAGCAAAATCTGTATATGAGATGTACAGCCAACCCCGGAGGAATCGGAGGATGGTGGATCAAGAAGATGTACATTGATGTAGGTGAACACAACAAACCATTTCCTGCATCTGACGTCGAAACAGGTAAACCTTTCTTGTGGCCGCAAGGACACGAAAAGGAAGGAGAACCTCTTTTTTATCGTAGGTTCATACCTGCACGTCTAACAGACAACCCGTTCTTGATGGCTGATGGACAATATGAAGCTATGCTTCGTTCACTACCAGAGATAGAACGGAAAAGATTACTTGAAGGGGATTGGGATGTAGCCGATGGTGCAGCCTTCCCAGAATTTAGCAGAGCAAAGCATGTTGTCGAACCTTTTGACTTACCTACCAACTGGCCCCGAATACGAGCAGCCGACTATGGCTATGCAAGTCCTTCTTGCGTTCTTTGGGGTGCTATTGATTGGGATAATAATATCTGGATTTACAGAGAATTATACGTAAAACAGTTGACAGCAGAGCAATTAGCGGATAAAATACTAGAAGCGGAGCAATTAGATCCGTTACCTCACTACACAGTATTAGATTCCTCTTGTTGGAACAAAACAGGCTTTGGTCCTTCCATAGCCGAAACAATGATGAGATGTGGCGTTCGTTGGACTCCATCTGATCGAAACAGAATACAAGGTAAAATGGAAATTCATCGTAGGCTTGCAGATGATCCAAGAACAGAAGAACCGAGACTACGAGTGTTTTCTAATTGTAGCAACACTATCAAACAATTGGCAGCAATTCCTCTTTCCAAAACTAATAGCGAAGACGTGGACACGAAAGCCGAAGATCACGCATACGATGCGTTAAGATATATGTTAATGACAAGGATGACAGGTTATGCGGCGATTCATCAAACGCTTAATGGTATCAAGAATCAGGTCTATCAAGTCCAAAATGAAACATTTGGGTACTAAGACAAATGGATGAACTCCTACAAAAACTAAAAGATGGAAACCTAACAATAGCTGAAGCTTTTGAATTAGGTCGTCCTGATGTGAAGTTATACGACAACTCTGGTAAAAAGACTGCGTTATTAGAGAGACTTGAAGAAGCAGGTTTTAATCTTCAAGACAACTGGGACAGTATTGGAGACAGAGAAAAGAACGATATTCTAAATAAAATTGGAAAAAGTCAAGATTACATAAATTTGCAGAAGGTAGAATCTAGCCTTACTGAGATGGCGGCAAGTGAAGATTTTAAGTACCCTTACGCAAATAGATTTGAAGCAAAAATAGGAAGTATAAGAACTGCAAAAGTAAAAGGTGATCCTACAAAATTAAGATTTCCAAAAGCTACGCAACCAAGAGGTGAAGCTGCCGCTAAAAAGATTACTCTCCCATCAATAGAAGATTTAAACAAAGCAATACACGCTACGACCTTAAAGTTAAAAGGTAACAAAGAAGCGGTAGCATTCTTTCAGTTAAAGCATCTGTTAGGAATACGAAACAGAGATTTAATTAACCTTACAGTCGGTGAAGCAATCGAAGATTCACCATATGGAACACTTGACCCCGGATCGAACACTCTTTACGGCATAAGTAACAAAGGTCAAAGAACAAACTATCAGTTACCATCTTTAGCTCAAGACATCTTAGCTGATCTTGGAACAGATGCTAAAGGAAGAATGGGGGATAGTAAATCTGTAAAATTGTTTACTCAAAGTGAAGCTAAGTTACGAAGACTCATAAACAACACTATGAACGAAACCATGTCCGAAATGGGCTTGGAAATCACAGATCAAAAGACAAATAAAAAAATACCATTCACAATATCTGATTTAAGAAAAAATGTATTCGATGCAATAAATGAAGCAGAGGGTGCGGGGGTAGCAAACGTAGTCTTGGGACATTCTACAAAAGGAGATGTAGGATTAACCCACTATAAGGTTGACAGACAATCACGAAGAAAAATGAGTGTAGTCCAAAGAGCTTCTGAAGAATTTGGAAACATGTATCTTCAGGATATCAATCAGGTAAATCCTAAAGACTTGTACAAAACTTACGGTTTTAACGAAGACTTCTTTAAGGAAACTTCTGTAATTCCATTTACTGCCCCTACCGATGAGTTGTCACAGAAAACTAGAGGTACAACCTTACAAGTTGAAGGAGCAGCTGCAGACGTAAGCAAAACTGCGGGTATACTCAGCAAGAAGGTCGAAGGTAAAGTAAGTAATCTTACAAAACAGGTAGAAAAACTACAAGCTTTAAATGAACAGATAAGTGAACTTACTGGTTCAGATGCCCCTACAAAAGAACCCAAAAAGAAAATTCCAAAAAAAGGATCACCTATTAATTTATCTGATGTTTTTGATTCAGAGACATGGAATAAATTCAAAGGGACGTTAAAAGGAGTTGGTATTGTAGGATTAGGACTTACAGCAGCTAAAGAAATTTTAGAAAATCCTGCTCAAGCAGCCCAAGACATAGGAACAGAACTTCTACTTGAAAAAGGATTAGGAATGGGTCCGGGAGCTGCAGTAGGATTTGCAATGCAATCTAGCCCTGCAGGTGCAGGCTCTGAGCTTGAACCTACTGATCCGACAGCAGAGTACAGAACTATATCTGACGATGAATATGCAAACATGACATCTATGGGTTTAGAAACATCTAAACAAGACATGGCTACAACTAATCCAATGAATTACGCAATGGATCAACAAATGAGTGATCTTCTACGTAAGGATATCCCTGATGAACAGGGTATTATGTAACTGGTATATAGGAGACAACAATGCCAAACAACAACTACAACTATGGTGCTGCATACATAATGAACAGCGACAAGACTTCAGTCGATGATCAAATGGGTGCAAACCAACTAACTCGTGAAGGTGCAGACTTTACTACAAAGATTGAGAACTACGATTTACAATCTGATATGCCAAAGAAGCAGTCAAAGCCGACTGTTGAAAGTGCATTCTTTACTATGGCAGACGACAAAAACTACTTTGGCTAGGACTTATTTATGGCTGACAACTTTTTAAATTCAGACGAAGAATCCGATTCTCCTCTCCCAATGTCCAATGCGGCAGAAATCATGCCGGGACTTGCAGGATATGTAAAGAGTAGATTTGAAGATTCTGAAAACGGCAGACGTTCACACGAACATAGATGGCTACAAGCTTACAAAAACTTCAGGGGCATCTATGATTCTAGTACACAGTATCGTGACTCTGAACGATCAAAAGTATTTGTCAGAATAACCAAAACCAAAGTTCTTGCAGCATATGGGCAGATTGTTGACATATTATTTGCTAACAAAAAGTTCCCTATTGTTGTAGAAGACACACCAGTTCCAGAAGGTGTGGCTAAATTTGCACATTTGGAAACTCCTCTCGATCAGGTAGCACCTCCACCTCCACCACAAGACATGTATGGTTACGAAGGAGATGGTAGAGAATTACCTCCGGGAGCAACTCAAGCAACACCGTCTATGGATTTCTTAGGTGGTATGGCTAGTAAATTTCCAAATGCACCACTTATCGAAGGTCCTGCAAAAGCAGGAGAACCTCAGATAAGTCCGTCAGGTGAAGCTGCACGTAAGATGGAACAGATGATACACGATCAACTTCTTGATACTAACGCAGTCAATGTATTTCGTCATGCTATATTTGAAGCATCTCTTCTTGGTACAGGAATAGTTAAAGGTCCTTTCAACTTTAACAAGAAAGTACACAAGTGGCAGAGAGATGGGGAAGGCAACAGAGAATATGCACCGTACGAAAAAGCCGTACCAAGAATAGAGTCTGTGTCTGTGTGGGATTTTCATCCAGATCCTGCTGCTACAAGTATAGAAGATTGTTAGTATGTCATACAAAGACATCGTATGAATAGGCAACAACTTCGTGGTCTTTCTCAGCGACCTCACTTTGATATGGAAGCTATAGAAGAGTGTCTTGCAAAAGGTCCTAACTACGAAGACAAATACTACGAAGATACTATTCGTGAAGATGAAACTGAGCCATACTACCAAGAGAATAGATTTGAAGTTCTTGAATATTGGGGTGTAATAGATGCTAAGTTTGCTGATGAAGCAGGTTTACAATTACCTCAAGGTATATCAGAGTTAGACCAGATACCTGTAAACATATGGGTTTGTGGTACAATGATACTTAGATGTGTTCTTAATCCGTTCACACCATCAAGAATACCATATCAAGTATTTCCTTACGAAGTCAACCCTTACCAGATGTGGGGCGTTGGTGTAGCAGAAAATATGGAAGATGCTCAGATGCTTATGAACGGTCACGTCCGTATGGCTATTGATAACTTAGCACTTGCAGGTAATCTTGTGTTTGACGTAGACGAAGCTAGTTTAGTTCCCGGACAGAACATGGACATATTCCCCGGAAAGATATTCAGACGACAATCTGGAGTCAGTGGAACTGCAATCAACGGTCTTAAGTTTCCAAACACTGCAGGTGAGAACATACAGATGTATCAGATATCTCGCCAACTTGCAGATGAAGAAACAGGTATCCCTTCAATTATGCACGGACAGACAGGGGTAACAGGAACAGGTCGTACTGCATCAGGATTATCTATGTTGATGGGATCAGCAGGTTTGTCTATGAAGACAGTCATAAAGAACATTGATGATTATCTACTAAAACCGATGGGTGAAGCGTACTTTCAATGGAACATGCAGTTTAACGATAACGCAGAAGACATAGAAGGTGATCTTGAGATTAAACCTCGTGGGGTAGCTGCAGTGATGCAAAAAGAAGTACGAAGTCAAAGACTAACTGCTCTGTTGCAAACTGTGATGAACCCAACATTAGCTCCATTTGTTAAGATACCAAACTTAATGAGAGAGTTAGCTATATCACAAGACATTGACCCAGATAGCTTAGTTAATGATGTCAACGAAGCTCAGATTTACGCAGAAATATTGAAAGGAATGCAGCAGAATGCTCAACAAGGAACAGGCGGCGAAGGTAGCCCCGCTAGTGAACAACCATCAGATATGGGAGGGATTGGAGGAGTACCTCCTCAACCTAAAGGAACTAACGGTCAAGGGGCTGGCGATGGCACAATCGGAGTCGGAGCTACGCCAACTGCAGGGGAAGCTGGTTTTACTGGAAACGCTCCTCAGTTTGAAGAGTAACGTAGAGAAAGTTAAAGGCAACAATGGCATTTAAAACTGGAAACCCACGATTTGATTTTTTATTGAGTCGAGCTAGAAATAGAAGACAAACTATGAATGCTTTGAGGGACAACAACATTGATGTCCAAACATCCCAAGAAAAGATGGAAGAATCAGAATCGGTGGATACCACAACAGTAGGCAGTAAAGTAACAGATATTAGTGGTCTTGGAGCTTCAGGAGTATCAGTTACAGGTCCATCACAATCTATATCTGATGCACAAGAGATGATGGATATTGCAGGAGTCGGTACAGGGCAGACAGTCGGACAGGTAGCGTTTGAAACAGAAAAAGATAGAGCTAGGGCAGAATTTGCACAAACCAATCCAGTTGGAGCAGCAATTGCAGGATTTTCTACTGATGCAGTAGCACAAGGAGTAGTGCAGGCAGCACCTTTAGGTTTGGCTATGGCAGGACAGATGGGAGCGGCCAAAGCCGCAGCAAATATAGGCAGTGTTATTAGTGGACCTGTTTTTGGAGCGATATCAGGAGTCATAGGACCTACAATGCAAGATCCCTACGGACAAAATGTCGCAATGGGGAGTGGATTGCTTGGACAAGTATCCAACTCTCTTATGTCCACACACTACAGCGTAGCAGAACAAGTTGCAAAAGGAACTCCGGGATATGCACAAGGATATTATGGTGGAAGTCTAGTTAGTGTTGAGCCGGGGATATTTGGTGGTTTGACGTATAGTGGTGTAAATGTACCTGATATTCACCAATATTCACCTAGTCAGTTTATGGCTGACATCGAAGAACAAAAAGCTTATGCCGAAGAGGTAGAACCTTTTGGTGGTGTTGGAGCTACTAATGTTATCAGCGACCCATCTACTATAAGCGTTGATACTTTTAGTAGTCCAACTGCTGCAGCAAAAGCAGGAGTAGGTTACTCATCGTATGACCCTACAACGGGTAAACCAACTGGAACAGCACCTCTGGGTTCACAGTTTAGTTCGACGGGTAAATTTACTTCAGGCGATAATAGTAGCACTAGCACCCCTTCGAGCAGTTTAGGAACTACGGATGTATCTACAAGTGGTTTGGGTAGTATAGATGATAGCTACGGGTATGGTGGTGACAATGACAATAGCAGTGATTTAGGCGGAGGAGAAGGCGTAGGTGCTTCTACAGGAGCAGGTTCTACATCTGGAATAGATGGAGTAGAAACAGCGGCTGTACAGGAAGCTGCAGATAGTTCAGGAGCAGGTAGTGAAAGTGATAAGATAGTTTGTACAGCTATGAATGAAGCATATGGCTTCGGCTCATTCAGACAAACAATTTGGTTAAAGCACAGTAGAAATTTAGATCCTGCCTATCAAGTCGGATATCATAAAATATTTAGACCTTTGATTAAATACGCATACAAAGAGAATAATCTACCTAATAGAATAGTAAAAAAATGGCTTGAGGGAGTTGCAAAGAGACGTACCGCTGACATCTGGTTACAACAACGAGGTAAGAAAAGACATATTGGGGGTAGAATAGAAAGAGCTATATTAGAGCCAATCTGTTACATTGTGGGAAAGATATGAATATCAGAGATATAGAAAATTTACTGAAACAACGTTACAGCAAAATGTCTGAGGAAGACAAAGAAGTTATCCGAGACATGTACTATAGTGATGTAGCAGGACCTGTCTTACGAAGATTTATGGGAGGTTCAGTAGCCAATACCTTTAAACTACGTAAACCTAAGAAGAATGAAAATGCCACTGCTATAGGTGGTCGTATTGGTATGCAAATGGGTGGTGATCCCGCACAACAACAAGTACCTACTGGTGAGATGGGATTCATCGGAGGACCACCAGATCAATTTACCGAACAACAAACTATAGCCGACGACATACCTAAAAAAGTACCTGATGGAACATTCGTAATCAACGCACCTGCTGTTGAGTTTGCAGGTAAAGAAGATATAAAACAGATGTTAGTTGAAGCATATGAGATAGTTGCTCAAGCAGATACTGATGCAGGACTTGACAAATCTCCTACAGCTGCTAAAATACCAAGTAAGGAACAAGTTGATATAATGATCTCACGTGGAGAGGTTATTGTACCACCAGAGATTGCTAAAGTCATAGGCTACGACAGATTAGAAAAGATAAATAATCGTGGTAAAAAAGAAGTAGCACGTAGACAAGAAGAATCCGAACAAAAAGAAAAACCACAAGCTAGACGAGTAGCAGAGGGTGGTTTCATAGACACAGATGACAAAATAGCTTCCGCTGATTATTCAGAAGGTGGTATCGATGCCTTAAGAGCTACTTTATTACGTGCGACAGGTCATCTAAAAAATGTAGAAGAAGGACTTGGAGAAGGATTCAAGTACGGTAAAAAAAGTAGAGAAGGAGATACTCTACGTCACATACTCACAAGTGGGTATATAAGTGAAGATGGTTTTTTAAATAGCTTTATGTCAGATCTTTTCGATAATAGAGAGAAAAGTGAAAATATGTCAGAAGAAGACAAAATTGATTTGAACAACAATAAATTCGGAAGGCTTTTACGACAAAAATATCCAGACAGAGTAGAGTTTACAAAACAAGCTAGAAATGTAGTGGATAAACTAAT